GAGCCGATCAGGCTGGTGGTGAACTTGTCGAAGGCCCGGACGGTGTCCTTGGTGACCATGTTGGCCGAGCCCATCATCATGCTCATGTTGTTGCTGGTCCGGAACGCCTCGCCGAGGGGTTGCTGCTGCATCGCTCCCATGGTATATGCCGGCAAGTTACTCTCGATGTCGAGTTGCTGCCGTTCCATCTGGATGACGTTGAGAAAGTCGGCGACATGCGAGGGAGTAATGATTGGGCGCACTGCAGGATACTGGGCATCGATACCGTCGCCTTCCCGCTCGATGACCATAAAAGCGTGGACCGGACCAATGTTCTTGCGCCCGGGGGCGAGTAGGGATTTATTGACCTCGAGGATCGGGCCGGCAGTCGCAGCCATGTTATCCATCAGCATCCTGGTCGACGCGCAGAGTGACATCTGCGAGTCCCTGACCTCTTCCGGCAGACCGACGCCGGTCAGGCCGGAATCCTCGTCCTCGGCGTAGATGAAGGCATGGTATTGGTCGGACGGCCGCTCGCCGAAGGCGGCTTTTTGAGCCTTGATAATTACATCGTCGATGAACCAGACATCAGCAAAAACGTCCTCGTCCATTTCCTCTTCTTTAATTTCGACCCCGGCCGCGGCCAAACTGTGCGCTGAGATAAAGCCGAGTGCGCGGTAGACTTCATACCGGCGGGCAGTGCGGTCGGAGAGGTTGGCCGTCTTGGCCAGTTGCTGCAATTCGGTCTCGTAGGTCTTAGCAGTGTAATTGCCGGATGGATGATCTTTCAAATACTGTTTGACCATGGCACCGATGAAGTCGCTACGCTTGGCGAGATTGCGGAAATCATGCCGAGTCATCACTACTCGCTCAAAGAACATCTCCTGATCAGTCCAAGATTTTGCCATAAGATCAGGGTAGCCATCCCAGATCCGCAGGCTCTCCGGGTACGGCCGCTTGACTGTCTTGGTCTTGGCTACGTAGGCGCCGGTCACCGGGTCGGCCTCCCAGACCCTCTCCTGCTGGGTGCGGACCATCGGGCTGCGAGCAACGCCAAAGCCGTAAATGTACCCGCTGCGCACCACCCGCTTGCAAAGCTGCGGGTAATCAATCTCAGCGTCGGAGAGCTGATCGGCGATCTCGATCTCCATCTTGCCTTTTCTCGCCTCGGCGAAGGCCCTGACCTCTCGCTCGATCGCATCGCTGCTCATCGGCTGGCCGGACTGCTGCAGGGTGGAGAGGATGTTCTGCAGGGCCTCCTGCGGGATCGACGGGCTGGGGGAAACCCCGAGCGCCCAGTTGCGGTCCTGGGAGGGGAACATCATCTCCATCAGCTTGGCCACTCCGCCCTTGATCTTGACCTTGGTGTCCCGAGGGTAGACATGCGACCGCTCGTCCGGGATGCCGGCGAGGATGTCCGGATCGTACTGACCGGCATGCTGCCGGAGGTTCTTCAACCACTGGATCTCGCACAACGCCCGGTCATTGATGAACTGCCCGAGCTGACCTTTGAGCAACGTCCCTGTCTTCGCCAGTTCTTCGTAATTGATTTCCATCAGTATCCTTCGCGTTGCGCCGGTCGGTACGGCGTGGGTTGGTTGAGGGGGTTATAGTTATCGACTCTTACGTGCTCCGCCGGGTCGTATTTGCCTGACAATAAATATAAGTGGTTGTATTGCCCCGATTCTGCTACATGGGACCAATTATTTTTCTCAGGACTGTCCGAGTATGCCCCAGAAGCCTTATGTTTCGGGTATCTGTATTTGCTTCTAAGTGCCTCGATGTACCATTTACAAGATGGGTCAATCACCATCAGAGGTTCACCGTCTGGGTAGTTACTCAGCATCTGCTCAGTGGCTTCAATGCGGACCTTGGGGTCGTTCGTTGCCGCTCCTTTGACGATTGCGCCTTCTTCCTCGAACTCACTCTTCAATACTTTGAACGCTGACGATTCATCGGAGTCAGCTCGCCGCTTGCCTGCAGGATCACCGATGAATATGAGAGGATTATTTGGGAAAAAGTTTTTAATGATTGGCCGCAGCTTGAGCTTGCTAAACCGTTTCATGCCCATGTCAAACGCCACTGCCTCTCGCAGGACTTTCACTCGGCCATCGAGGTCCATCTGCATGAAAGTCGCTGCCGGCGTGAGGCCGCAGTCGAACCCAATAATTACCGGAAGCATTGGATCCGCAATGAGGTTTGTTTTTGATATGTGTCTTTCAGGTTTAAACGTCGTCGTATAGACCGGCTTACCTGACAACGAGGGCGAGTAAAGACCATGAACGTAGGTATCTGTCCAAGACTTTGTCTTGCCTCTGGCCAAATCTTCATAATAGTTCTTCCGCAAATTCTCTGTGTTCTCCGCCTCCGGGGACATGCCAGAGGGCTGGTGGAAGACGTCACACTCCATCACCGATTTAGGATCGTCGTCGTCAATAGGCAAGTGTTCCAAAATTTTGTACCAGGTGCTGTCGACTTCTGGTGGGTTGGTATCTGCAATGACGAAGCTGCGATAGTCCTGCACGTCCTCTCGTCTTGGGTAGCGACCTACACGAGACATCAACGCCTGAAGAATTTCTATAGGAGTTTCGCGGCTTTCATTCACCCACGCGGCGCTGGTCTCCAAGCTAAGTACCCGCTGAACATCCTCTGGAGAATCCAGCGGACGGAACAGTATGTCTGCTTCTATGTCCTTGAACCGCATCTCAAAGACCATCTCCGATTCCTTCCACCGGCCGAAGACACCTGGGCGCACCCAGTCGAAGAAGCTCCGCAAAGTTGTATCCTTCAACTGCTGGCGCGTACTACGCACAACGACGTATCGAGACCGTCGTATCCCGTCGCTACAAGCAGGCATCTGAATAGCTTGTCTGAACAATTCTACTATACATCCTACGGACTTACCGCTGCCCACCGGCCCACATACGGCTCGGAAGAACGCATCCGAGCGCATGAATTTCGCTATGGTTGGAGGTGCAGTATACTTGAAATCGTAATTCATTCAGCCTTCCTGCTGGGTGTCTCCACAGCATCAGCAACGCTCCAATGCAGCTTTTGTAGCCGGTACCTAAGCGTGACCTTACCAAGTCCGGATATCCGACTCAACTGTAGTAGTGTGTACTCCTGCCCTTTGTACTCGAACCTGGGAGCCCCCTTCTTGTTCTCTCCTCCCAGCCTCATGTTGGCTCGCATACTGTCAGATATAGGGCGGGTCCTGTTTGCTTCAGCTATCTTACTGTTCTTCAGCAATCGGGATTCTTCCGAGAGGTTCGCGGGTTTGCCTTTTTTCGCTACGCTCAACGAAGCTTTATGAGCTTCTGACATAGGCTTGCCTTTCTTCCCTTCAGATACTTTCCTGACCCATTCTGGGTCTGCCGCTCTGGCTTGCGCAGCTGCTATCAGCTTTACTCGGGTTTCTTCTGAAGGCCTCCTCCCCATTCCGCCTGCAGCTATAGCAGCCCTGTGTTCCTTGGAAAGCGTCTTCCCTTTGTGTGCGTCGCTTATCTTCTGGCGCCGCCTTGGGCCGCACTTGACCCCTAAAGTGTTTCCTGCAGTCGGGCTGGAGTTGTACTCGGGTTTTAGAACATCTATTGCTCGCTGCTCGTAGAACACCAAATCTTCAGGAGCGCACAGAAGTATAGGAACAAACTCAAACACATCCAGTCCGTATATGTCGACAGCGGCCTGCAAATGGCGAGTATGGTGCTTCCCCAGAGACAGCGCACTGAGGTGCTTCCCTTTTCGAGATCTGAAGCATTTCGCGCTTCCCACATATCTTTTACCATTCAACGTATTCATGATGGTATATACTCCCCCACTATTCAACATGCAGTTTCCTCTTCTCATCCTGTATAATTTTTAGACAGTCGGCGATCGCCTTGGCCCTGATCGTCGCATCCATCCCGCCCGGGATATAGACCCCGGCCGCGTCCTTGGTAGGTGCCTTGACAGCGCAGTCGAGTAATTGTTTGATCCGCTCCTCAGTAGCCATATTCCCCCTCCTCCGGTTTACTGTATCAGAAAGTTACCATATTATGCTAGTATATTTCTCTAACATTCATCTGGATGTCGTGCTCCCACTTGTGCCCAGTCGAAGTGACACACCGAAAGGTCAGGCGGTAAGGGCTTGCTACGACGGTGCCGGCCTTCACCAGCACACTCACCTTGCTCCCTCCGTCGTTGGCAACTGTAGTCTGGTCGGTGACTGTGGTCGTCACTGTCGCCCCGTCCTTGTCGACTGCGGTGACAGTCTGGCTGGATACCGTCTCACCGGTTGCAAAGTTCCGGGAAAAGTCGGTGCTGACAGTAAACTCCTCATACGGCTGTTTCTCAAATGCGTCCATATTACACCTCGAAATCCTTCTTGGTTGGGGTCTCGCCGGAGGCCTTCACCTCGGCGCAGTAAAATATTACCTGGACAAGCTCTGCTGTAAACTGCACATTTTTCGGGCGCTGGAAGCTGACTGATACCTTTTCGGCAGTGAACGTCTCAGACCTGGGCTGATCCGGAGCGTAGTCAGTAACCCTCTCCTGTTCGAGGATCTCCTTCGCCGCCGGCACACAGGCAAACTCCAGCATCTTCTTATCCACCATGAACTGCGACAGGTCGACCAGTCGGTACAGGAAGCTGGTCACTCGGGCGCCGGCCATGAACTTCTTTATCTCTCGCCGGAGGGCTTCCGCCAGCCACTGGTCGATGAGGATTACCGACTCAACTGCAGCAGCGTACATTTCCGCCGTGGTGGTAGCCTGCGCAGTGATCTGCATGACCTCTGAGATACTCCCGCCAAGGACCTGCGTTACATCTGAAGCCTCGGCGATATCTATAAGCTCCACCATCAAAGCGCCAGCTTCGGCGTATGCTGTCACCACATCGGCAACAGTTAGAGCGTCCAACATGTCTGCCGGGGTTCCCTGTCCTGCTGCAGAAACCTCCTCGACGGTAAAAGCGTCGCTCCGCAGACAATCAGCCACCTTCCAGCCGTTCTGGGTTGTTCTCGCTATCGCCCATGCGTAGCCCATGCCGTAGGCGGTTCTTTCGGAAGACTGGGCGTTCTCGACCGTTAGGAAAGCCTCTCCGCTTCCTCCAAAAAACTGTGTCCCTGTTTCTACCGCGGTTACTTCGGTGTTGTCGGTGCGGTCCCCCTCTTCGGTGATCGATAGTACCCCGGCAGGCACTTCTTCCACAGCCAAGCTTTCCGCTCGTACTGCCGCATCTATCTGTTCACTGGTAGGCACATCAGCAGGCGTTATTGATCCGGCTTCAATAGATGCCGGGGAGGCAATCCACCCTTCCAGTTTCACCTTGAGGACAACGGCCATCATGGAGATATCGTCTTCTATTCCCCCGGAGCCTCCTTCTCCTGCGGTTGCCGTGATGCTGCTTGCGCCCCATGGAACAACACCTACTGTCGTGCGGATTGACCAACCATACGAGGTGTTGTAGACTCCTCCGGTGATTATGTTTGGCTGTTTACCTACGTTGTATGATACTTGCCCGAAGATCCCGCCACCTGGTCCGTACTCAATTCCGACAACCATATCTCCTTCATTGAACGAGATATCTGAGAGCGTAAGTGATTCAACGTACCCGTCAGTTATTGGATCAATCACGCTGCGAAAGGGAGAACCCGATACGTCAACATTGGTGAACTGGCAGATTTTTATAATGTCATAAATGTCAGCCGCCCCGCCGAAATTGGGATTAGGAAAATTCCAGGCGATGGTCCCCGATGTTGGATTCTTGACATAAGCAACCATGACGTTGTAGCCAACTGCATTTGTGTTGGCGAGATGTGCAATCGCCACCCCCCCCATGGTCAGAGTATAGTTTCCCTCTTGTATCCACGATGGAGTACTGAATAAAGTGCTGTAGGTGAAGATCAGCAGGTTGGTATCAGGATGGATTGTGACCGACCGACTTCCCGCCGCCGAGTTGATCTGAACATGCTCCTGATAATCTCGGCTGTCAGAGAACATCATCCTCGTCGGGATATCGACATAGGGTCCGTTGATGTTGCGGACTGGAGCTGTTTCTATTGCCTCGCCTGGTTTTTCCGCATTAGATACTGCCGCTTCGCTTGGCGTGGCCCACGCACCTACTCCCCGGTCAAACCCCTCATTAGTGGCGAAACTGTCTTCCTCGTCGGTTGCCTGTGCAGTCTCAGTTATCTCCGCACCAGATGGAATAAGTTCACCGTCAGGATCTACGCTTGCGGATACACTGTCTGCTTGCTCAACGCTCTCAGCGGAGACTGCACCCTCTATAGCATTCAGCAATGTTTCTTCCGCCGCAACCGAATAAACATACTGGGTCTGATCCTGTCCGATACTCGCGTCTGCAACTCCTGCCGTCTCAGCCTGAAATACTCGGTGCAGTTCCCCTGTAGACGGACGAAGGGCGAACGCGAGAAAGCCAGCGCGTTGGATATTGGTGAATGTGAAGGAAGACGCTGCCCCGGCAGTATAGTCTCCTACCATTGTGACGACATAGTACGGGTACTCTCCCGTGCCGTGGGTCAATCTAAGTTCCTGATTCCCTGTCTCTATGGTAGCGGTAGTGCCTGTGGTAGACACCGCACCGACGACCAACCCCCCCTCCCCTGCGGTGATATCAAGCGTCCGAGTAACAGGAGTTGCTGATCCAGTGGCCCAGGCGTTGAAGTAATGCTGGTCCACTGGTCGGTCCTCTTGGTAAACCAGTGGGTCGGTCTGGTTAACATTCGAATAAAAAACGAGACTGAAGTAATGGAAATCTGATAGGGTATAATCAAAATCCCAAAGTAATGACTGTTCTCCTGTCGGCGGTCCAACCAACTTGTAGGCTGCTACATCACAGATATACTCATTATCTCCGACGAGTTCGTCAAATTCCTCACTTCTGGCAAAAAGTGTGAGTGTCTGCCCTCCCAGTGAATACGTACCAGTGAGAAAATCGTCTATGTACGGTGGGGTATAATCAATATAGGTGTCTCTGGAGCCGTGAAACAGTACACAGAAATCAGCGTTTTCCGGCACAGTGACAGTGTAACTCCCAGTGTGATCGGCAAAGGTATTGTCCTTAGCCGGGAGAGAGACAACCCCGACAACTGTAACTCGCCTGTAGGGAAGATATTCATCGGTAGCCGCCGCAGAATCAGTCTGTGCCGCATCTATGGGGGCTACCCCTGTGGATGATTCTCCAAGTGCCGCAGAATCGGCCTGGTCCGCAGTGACTTGTTCGCTACTACTTCCAACTACCGATTCACTTGCGGCTGCGGTCTCCGACTGCGACACCCCAAACACAGTCTGTGATTGCAGCGCGATTGTAATAAACGCCGCCGTGGTAGATACTGCACTGGTTATAAAAGTCGTCCCGATATCTCCAGGAGCGGCTTTTTCACCGGTACACAATCCCAGACCGCCGCCCGCCCCTGTGCTAACCGTCTGATCAATCCGCTTGGTAAAACTGGTGAGGTTGGTATTCCAGGAGTAGGTGAGGGAAGTGGTAGAATTGGCATCCCGGTCCTGGGCGATGCAGTTCAGAATCAGACAATTCGATACAGTCGTCGTAACGGCTGGGCAGGACCAGTCCACCGACGCTGTAGCATTAACACTACCGGCTGTGATGTTGATCGGATTGGTCGGATCAGTGCCACTAATGTGTAACATCTGACCGATAGTGACACTGCCTGAGTCGGAAATCTCCGCAGCAACCGGAGTACCTGACACTATCTGGAAAAACACCGCAAGCATCACTCCACCGGCTGATCCGGCGGGGCCTGTGCCTTGTGGACTGTTCGCTACCTCAGTCCAACCGTCTGGGGTAGCAACAGCCTGATTTGCTGTCGCAACCAGAAGGATAAGAAGATGCCCATCGCTGTATCCAGCACCAGTGGGGATAGGAACTGAAATAGCCCCGCTCCCACTGGTAAACGCCCCTGCGTTTATGTAATACGGGACAGCCCCCACATCGACCTTTTAGGTCAGGGTCGCAGTATAACTGACGTTCAACGTGTCACCGTTAGCAAGGACCTTGTCCCCGCCGGTGAACAGCCCAGCTGAGAACAGGGTGCCGGTAGTGCCTGACTTGGTAGACACCGAGTTCAAAAAACAGCCTTTGATTGTCGTGCCGTCGCCGTTGATTGAGTAGACACAGGCCGCAGAGAGGGCCTTGCTGCCGGCTGCCGCCGCACTCCATGCGGTCGTTACCCTAGCCGCTTGAGAGTATTCAACGTCCTCAATCCAGCCACCATGGGAAGACATAGTATCTCCGACTGCCGCGCCGGTTGTGTAGCTAGTCGAACTAATCAGGCCGATGTACCAGGCTGCGGTGTAGGACGAGCCGGCCAGGTACTTGTCGAGCATGTCGTTCTTGCCGGCAGTCGTGACAAGGTTATCGAATGCCTCGATCCATTTGACCTCCATCGAGATCGCGGCAAACTCGGAGAGCGTCCGGGCGATATTCGTTCTTTGCAGAAAGCGGCGGACCTTGCCCATCTGCTTGAAGGAGAGGATCCTGTCGCGCAACAGGACATACCGGGAGCGGAACTCTTCAACCGGGCCGACGCATTCAACGCCATACCTGCCGATTGCCTTAGATTCTTCCATGGCCTGAGTGTTCCTGCCGACACTGGCACCCTGGTTGGAGAGGCCCTGTGAAAATTCAGATCTTATTTCATTCATCATGCCACCTCTTCCAGTTCAGATTCCAAGAACCAGCGACGATGAGTCTCCGGCACTCCGTCATTGTTGACGTCCGTGGTCCACTCGAGGCAATGCTCAAGACATCGCTCCTGCTTGTTGTACTGCACGTCGACCACAACCCCCTCGACGATCGGCTGTTTAAGCCGCGCTCTCTTGCCTTCTTCCAATGCCATGATGCACCTCAATATTGAATTTTTCCTGACTCCCTCTCCTGGGCACAGGAGACACAGTATAAACAACCTGACACGTACTGTCGACGTTTCTCCGGGATAGGCTCCTCACAATCCAGACAGTGGCTGCGGGACTCTCCACTGTTGATCTGCCGAGCAGCGGCTATGGCCTGGTTGCGAAACAGCATCTCAAGTTCTCCTGCATGATCGAGTTGGTCTGCCATTTCAGATCCTGTCGAACCAGCCGCGGTATTTCTCCTTGGCTGGGTACCTGCGCATCTGCTGGATATAGTGCATACCCTGCAAGCAGTTCATCACCCGGAGCAGCCGAGGGATTGACACATCAGGCTTGGGAGGCCTTGACACGCAGTACAGCCTCAAGGTCTCCAAAGTCTTCCAGCCGACCTGTCCGTCCAGCACGAGGTCAGGATAAAGTTTCCTGTTGATATTGAGCAGTGATAAGGCTTCCTGCAGAAACTGCACCCCTCTGGTGCATCCGAAGTTCACCGAGGTGTCGAAAACCTCAGTGGCGACCTCAGGCGAAAGCTCTGCCAAAGCGTCACCCTGGATCCGTCCCCAGAACTGAGTGTAGTAAAAATGCTCCACCGCCTGGACAATTGCAGGAGTAACCTTGCCCTCAGACTGAGCAAGCAACTGCCAACCTATCCAGTACGGCCAGTTCTCTCTGGATATGCCTGAGAAGGTATCGCCGCCGGGGTCGACTGGGTCGTTGGTGTGGATGTTCCGACCTTCGCGTTGCTGCATGATATGAAAGGCATCGTAAAATCGCTCTGACCTGCTCATACCGCCTTCCTCGCAAACGCGCACTCGCCGCGCCGCAGGACTTCGG